ATATTTCAAAGAGGCCACGGTTATCTACAATCCCTTGGGGGGAACCCAAGCCCATCATGTTTGCTTCAAAAGATAGATTAGGGTCAAAACCACCGGGGCCACCCGGCCCACCCGGGCCACCTTCAGGGCCACCCGGAGGAGGAGGGGCACCGCCGGGAGGAGGAACAACCGCAGGAGGAGCGGGCTTAAAGGTTGGTTGGTCTGGAGGGAGAGTTACATCCGCGCCAACATCAGTATCTATATCTTCTACAAACGTTGGTGGCAGTTCCCATACTGCACCCGGCTCGTCTGTTTCTTGCGCAAAGGTAGTAAAGTCATCTAAGTCATCATCCGGTTTAAACGTTTGCATACCAGATAGATTAGGGTCATCTTTCTGGCCTACGGCGTGGAACTCAAGTGCTTCTTCTTTGTCTTCCTCTTTATGGAATCCCTCTAAGGTCTTGTGGTCTACTGCCTCCCCCCTTCTAACTATGTCTTGTAAATAAGGGCTTAGAGACAGAAATTCTTTAGGTCTGTCTTGGAAAAATTCGGAAATAGCGGGATTCTCAACTACCTTTTTCTCTTCTGGGGAAAGGGCTGCGTACTTGTCGTACATCTTTTGGTTGTGGTACCGCTCTGGAAGATGATCCCAAGGTTGCCTATCTCCCGTATCACCAGAGACATTTACTGCTCCTGCTTCTCTCTTACCTATGACATTAGTAAGGAGAGAGTCCCTAGTATTTGTAAATTCCTCTGAGTCATCATAGGTGCCTTCCTTCAAGGAAAGGCTTACGAACTCCTGCCTACCCCTACCTCCAGTACCACCCCATGTTTGTTCATCCTTAAAAAAGCTTGTTGCTTGGTCAAGAAACTGCCCGACAAGAGCCTTGTAGGTATCCGAACCTTCTGATGCTGCGAGATGACGCATTACCTGTTGAATCTCGTCATTCCCGATTCGGTTCTTAGAATCAAATCTCCACATATCTTGGGGAACTATTAAACGCCTCCCCTTGCTTCCACCTCCTGTGTAGTTTGGGTCGTACTCAACCCTTATATCTGCAACCCTCTCTTGCCACGGACGAATTTCAGGCCCGTAGGTGTGTTCCTGATATTCTGCTTGTGTATCTACAACACCAAGGTCGCCTGAAAGGTCTATATTTCCACCACTCGGATCGAATTGCTCTCCGAACATTCCCCAATCAGTTACTGCGGAAGGAAGGTTGCTTGTTGCTGCTGCTGCTGCTGCTTGGGCTTTCGGGTCAAAAGCAAAACCCATTCCCGTTTCCAGACCAAGAGGCCCCCCCGTCTTTATTGCTCCTGCTGTTGGCCCTGACGTTCTTTGCTGCGCATAGCCACCACCACCCAAAGGATCAAAACTACCGCCCCCGCCCGGTAAAGATGCGGTGTGTATCGAGGGTATACCTGCTTTTGCTCCAAACTCGCCTAGGGCTTCTGCCTTCCTCATGGCTTCGCCGCGGTTTTTTGCTGTAACTCGATGGAAGAAAGTTTCACCATCTGCTGTCGTTAGCGGAACGTTATATACCGGCATCTTACATTCTTCCTACTGGATTAACCCTAGGGCCGGGGCCACCGGGCATTCCCGGTGGTGCTTGGTTAGGGTTGGGTGTTTGCGGGAAACCCTGCATCGGAGATGGCATGGCCCCGCCAGCTATGCCGGGAGGCCCGGCTGTTCCGGGTGGTGGCCCCGGTGGTGGCCCGGCTCCTCCACCTTCTGGGGGAGGGGGCGCGCCCATCTGTTGCGCAGCCATAACCAGTTGCTGGAACTGAACATCCTGCGCAGCTTCCTGCTGCTGATCCTGCTTCAATGTTTTCCTTAGAAGGTCTAAGTAGATCATCGCTTTTTCCTGCTCGCCCGTCTGCATCAGACCTTCTATCAAGGTAAGCAGCAACGCCTTCGGCTCAGTAACATGAGCCTGTTGTGCGCTAATAGCATTCTTGAACTGGTCAACATCATTTATCTGAATGACGTTTTCCCAAATCCAATCGTAAGGTGCCAGTGGCCTGTCACCGTCACGCATCATCTGTGCCATTGTGACAAGTTGTGGCTCGTCCTGTGGCATTCGTACACCAAACTTTATATCAATAGCCCCGGCACCTTCAAGGTCTGCGGGCTTTATCTCTTCATTGAAGTAGTTGGAAATATCGTTATGCCGACCTCTTACGTCGAGCGCAGAGAATCCACCAGTCTCGTACTGCATGGATACGATCTCTGTCATCTGTTTATAGCAGGAAGTCATCGCCTGTACGCGCGGTTCAATCTGGTGTGCTGACCCTTCCTGAAGAACCTTGGCTGCGAATCCTGAGATAGCAAACGGCAGTTCGCCATAACTAACGTTAGATAATCCACCACGCTGAATCTCGCCAGAGATTAAACCCACGAAGTTGCCCGTATCGAGAGGCATCGTGATCTCATCCATTAGCGAGATGTCAGTCCCGGCAGGGAGTGGGACTTCCGACCCGTCTTGCCAAGGGTCGGTATCCAGCGTGGTGGTTCCGTCAGGAGAAATAATCTTATAAGGTCGCCTGACAGCACGCCTTACCAGTGTCTTGTACGCACTCATTGCAAAGTTCAAGTCTTCGTAGAGTGTGCGGTTAGCAGAAAATATAGACTCGCCATAGTCACGGGCAGTGTCGTCACCGGAAAGATCGTCCTGTATCCACGGTGCCGGGCCGACTGCTCCTAAGAATACGGGCGCGCAAGGGTTGCCATCCATGTCCCTGACATTGTGCTTGGTGAGTTTCTTGCCGTACTTATGCTCTTCCTTATCCCCAACGACGATTACTGCGTTCTCTGTCCTTGAGTAGTAATCCCAGACAGTAACACCACCGCTTGTCTCGCCTTCTATTGTCGGCTCAATGTCTACGTTGTAGCGAGTCTTTACTGAAGTGGCTGATCTTTTAGATTTATGGGCAAGCCAGACAATACCTAGGTCATCCATCTCATAACAAACGTGTAATGGGTCGAACGGAGTTATGTCAACAAAGGTGGTGCCATCTTCACGCTTGTTAAGCATTGTGCGTCCCGCATACCATCCGCGAAGGACTATATGGAACGCTAACTGCTCTCTTACACTGGGTTGCCCGAATCTTTGCATTCGTTCATCGGCAAGGTTAAGCGCACCGATAACAAATTTCTCTTTGGAACTACCGCCCGCACGATCTGCTACCTCTAAGCTAAGAGGAACACGCACCGACATTTGGGCGTTTGATAAATAAGACATTATCTTGTCGGCAAGTATCTTGGGGGCGTTAGAGGTATAACTCTGGTACCCGGTTCCTGCGTCATAAGGATTCATACGGTATAGACCGTAATCGTTTTCCATTCGGGTTCGGCGTGTTCGGAACCCCGGCGATTCCCAGACTTCGTTGATCTGGTATACTAGGTCGTCGATTTTTGCCACGTTACCACCTGTTTACAGTAATTATCTTGGTCGAGCCTACAGCCCTAGCGTAGCCATAGTTTACGACAAGTCCGTAGGTTATTGCTTTAATGCCGTGGTTGAAAGCATCTCTAGGCTCCCTTCCAACGGTATTACCTTCCCTGTCTGTACGCCAAGTATAAACATGAATCTGCTCGTCGAACGGGTTCGCACACCCGCCTAATTCAGAGATTACACCCTTTACCTTGGGGTTGAAAATTATATTCGGCTGCTTTGTAACAGGGTTTTCTTTTAAGAATGTGTTGAACCTTTCAACACCATCAAGTATCCCGACTCTCTCTGATTGCATATACAGGCTGGCCTTTTCAAGCCAAGTATCTACGGGGCGGGATTCCCCTATGTTATGGGCTGCAACATCAATCACTCCGTGTTGAACATCGGGCCACCACGGGCGCATCTGGCAAATCTCTATAATCTCTTCAGTAATCTTCTCGCGTTCAAAGATTTCGTCAATAACCCTAACCTGTTCCCCAATAATTTGTACAGCCTCAACAGCGTAGGCCGACTGTGTCACCTGTGAGTAGCCGGGGTCTACCCATAAATGAACTGGCTCGCCCTTAATATATTCTGCCCTGTCCGATATATGCGACTGAACATCAAACATGTTGTGGACAAGTCCCTTCGGGGGCGCAGGCTTGCCCGCTACACGTTCATTAAACCAGTCTTCGGAGTGCAATCGCTCCAATGCCAGTATCTCATCGTCTTCCCTGCCATCAGGGTAGACCGCTTGGTTAGTCCAAGAGGGTAATGAGAAGGAAATAGCGTCATCGTCGGGGTTAAAATACTGCCAAGCCTCCCATTGGGACGGATACCAGCCCAATGACATCTCAAATGTACCTTCCAAGAACAGATACCCACGCTTCTCAGCAATTCTGCCTCTAAGTCTAAGGAAACTTTCGTAGTCAATCTGAGATGCCTCGCAAGCTACCACCATTCGCGGTGCTTCCA